TTGTACTCTGGATATATTTCATATCTAAAGTTTTTTCCAACTGTGATGAATAAATTAAATTCTTCTACACTTGTTCCATTAAGTAAACCTTGAAGATAACTATTAGCAGAACTAATAGCTTCGTCTAAGGTTTTCTCAGGTTCATCTTGTTTATTATAACATACAAAGTATGGTATAAAATCTGCATCAATCAATCCTATCATAATCAGGCTTTATTTCTGTGTATTTATCTTTAATCATTTTAGATAATTTTTTAGCATCCATTTGAATCTTATTAGGATTATTGAATGGATCAGGTATTGCTACAACTCTATCTAAAAACTTTGTTACAGATTCTAAATCTGCATAATCTACTTTTGGCATTTTAAAATTGTTTTAATTTATTAACATAATTAGGATCTTCAGAATAACCAACTCTTACTAAAAAGTCATAATAATCTTCATCATCTTTTAATCTACGCATTTGCCAATTTTTATAATTAATAACTGATTGTTTCCAAGATTTATATTTTAAAACATTAGTATTAGATGTTTGAAATCCAAATAATGCATTATATTGTTTAAATCTATTAGATGTAAAATTAGCAGATTCTAATTTAGCTTGAGCTAATACAATATTAGGATATTCTATTTCTAAAATATCCATATATCGTATTAGGTTAGCTTCACTAAAAGTTTCAATTCTTACAGTATTAACTATAATAGAAGGTTTACGAATTTCAGGAATAGGCTGTTTAAACATTGTATTTTTTAATACAAAGTATGCAGTAATTCCAATTAAAGTCATAAATAGTAATTTTCTAGCAACATAATATTTAGTTCTATAATCCATAATATTTTTCTTTAATTATTTTAATACACTTATTTACGTTAGTTAAGTTATTGGGAGCAAAATAATCTATAACCCATCCATTTGAAGTCCACCAATGTTTAAATAATCTTAATTTAAGAAGATATTCATTCGTGTAATCCCCTTTAGTTTCTATGATCCAGCCAGTTTTAGTATCTTTATTAAGACAACTAAAATCAGGTTTAATACTTATTGCTCTAAGGTTATTAGTAACTTCACCAAATTGGTATACATATTTTGCTTTCTTCTTATCTTTAAATCTAGCATTAATTCCTAAAGCTTGAGCTTCCTCATATGCCATCATTCTTTTATAGAGCTGATAACAGCTTCCTGTAGCTGTAAATTTACTTTGGAGTTCAAATACATCATCTTCATAATTAAAGTGTGTTATATTAGCTTTCTGTAAGGCTTGATAACATACTTTTTCTAATCCAGATCTTAGTTGAACACCATCATGTACAGTTGGAACTCCATGAGGAACTGCTTTCTTTTTAGGTTTAGCACTAGGTTTAAATTTGCTAGCAAGGTGTGATTTTCTCACCATCATTTCTTTCTCTTAATATAATAGCTGTCCATTTATCCAGATCTTGAATATATTTTAATCCCATTGCAGGATAAGCTATTTTTCTATCTACAAATATACCTTTAACTGTAGTTGGATCTAATGCATGAATAATAGTATATTCAACATCAAAGTGAATATCTGAATTCAATGTTATTATTCCTACTTTACTACTATCATTTAAACACATAATTGTTCTTTCTGTAGGTACTTTTAATTGACTAGCTAACGCATTAATATAATTAAGATTACTATTTGTAGTAATAATCCATAATTCATACTCAAATCTAGATTCATTATAAAACCCATTACTAATATTAGTTATTAGTTGTCTAAAATCACCATGATTCCAAATCTCATTTGGATCAAAGCTTACTTTTATTATTTCCATAGTTTATTATTTAATTTCATACCCTTCTTCAAGACGTACTTCAATAACTTCATCAATAGTCCAAGATTCTCTAGTAACTAAATAACCCATTGAATTAATAATCTTTATACCATTAGTAATATAAATATCATCATCAACTTCATTATTCATTAGTGACCAAGTTCTTTCCAAAGGTACATCTTTTATTTGATCTTTATCTAAAAATAAAAATCCATCACAAGGAGTATCTAATTCTATTGTATTCTTTATAGGAGAATACTTTTCTACAAACTGTTGCCAATTAATTTTAACCATTTTATAAATATTTAGATATTATTATTCCAGCTTTTACTAACCCAAATACAGACCATACAATAAGTACTACTACATCTAAAATTATTGCTAATTCAAATCTACCATCAAAGTACCAATTTTTTATTAATTTAGATAATAAATAACGTACCCCTGTAATTATCCACGTAATTATCCATAGAATATTTATAATTATCCATATTCCCATTATAACTTTTATATCATCATTGGACATAGGTCCTGAATTAGAGGGTATAAAAATAGGAATCATTTGTAAATTTGTCATTTTAATTTATTTTTAATTAATTTATTAGTTTTTTCAAAACCATATTTTTTATAATGATCACTTATGTCTTTTAATTTATCAACAAAAAAGAATTCTAAATCATGTTGTAATAAAAAATCACCAGTAGAAGTTCTACCTTGATCATCATCATCAAAATTGATAACTACTCTTTTAAATCTTTTAGTTAATTCATCATAAGATTTCTTACTAATTTTATTAGTTTCTGCCTGTAATCCTACAGCATTGTAATCCATTGAATAATAAGTCATTACATCTTTAAGACTTTTAGTAATTATTAACAAATCACCTGTTTCTGGTAATTGATCATAACCTTGTAAACAATCTGAACCTACATTACTTAACCATTTACCTTCCTTTGTAGCTGAGTAAGGGTTATAGATTTTAAGATATTCAGTATTGTTTTTAAAGAACTTATAAGAATATAAAGGACTACTATTTTTATATTCAAATACATAATGCTTATCTCCTTTATTTAAATAAACATGACTGCAAGCTTTAACATTAAAAAATTGTAATGTTTGTAAAGAAATACCATATTGTAACCAATAATCATAATCTATTAAACTAAATGGTTTAATAATTACTTGAATATTAGATTTTATTTTAACCAATTTGGGAACATCATTACTTAATAACAATTGAGGTGTTACATTAAAATTAGTTCTTTTTAATCCAAAATCATTAGCTATAATATTACAAGTTTCATGATAATTAGTTCCATACTTTCTACTTACATAATCAAATGCTAGAAAATAATCTCCATTACCAAAATCTTTATAATAAGGTATTCCATTATTACTAATTACAATTTTACAACTTGGATTAGTATCTCTATAAAATTCTGATTTAAAGCTAGAATTTATTGATTTATAATTACCACAATATCTTTCTAATATCTGTAACTCTGTAATATATTTAAGTATTTCATCTTTATTTATCTGTAAACTTGCACTATCAAAATTGAACATAAGACTGGTTTTAAAAACTCCCTAACCTTACGGGGTTAAGGAGTGTTATTTTATTGTCACAAATATATACTATTTTTGTGACAAATTAAAATACTACTGAATCAGAATCAGAACTAGAGAATGCTGATTGAGCAGTACTAATATCAGCTGGTTCAATAGCTAATTTTTTAACATTCTTGTCAGAGTTAAAAAATAATTTACTATCTGCATCTGTAATTGATTTAGATTCACAGAATACACCGTTGCTGAATGAAGAAGCTACATATTTTGTACCTTTTTGAGAAATCTTCTCTTCACCGTTAACTTTTAATCTGAATTCTTTACCAATAACTAACATAGCTAATTTTTGAGCTAATTCTTCTGCAGATTTAACATTAGGCATTTTAGTTTTAGCTGTAACCTCATCTAAGTTATTAGATGCTGCAACTAAAGCTAAGATTGCATTTTTAGAAATATCCCAAGCAGATTTTTGTTTACCTGGATTAACTACTGTACTTAAATAATATTGTTGCTTTAATTCAGCACCATGACTATCTTCTACTGTAAACTCTAAATAAGGAGTTTGTTTTTGTGAACTAAGACCATTAGTAATAGCTGTTAGTTTAACAATGCTAATACCTGGTTTAATAGTTTCTTTGTAATTACCTTTAGATACTTCTGCGTTTTCAAAATTGAACATAATTGTTGTTTTTTATAATTAATAATTTAAATTGATCTGAAAAAGGTTATTCTCCAGATTGATACTTTGCTATTTTATCCAAGATTAACTTATAATCATTTGGTTCAAACTTTTCTAAACAACCTTCTGGCGATTTAGCAAGTCTTAATCCATCATAATTAGTTAAAAATGAATATTCCATCTTTCCATTCACTTCTTTTACATCAGCATGAAGAACATAAGTAAAGTAAGAAGGTATTTTAATTTGGTTATCCAATAATTTACCTACAGTTTGTAGAGTAATTTCTGTATCACCATTCATATTAGTACTTCTTTCAGTATGTCCTATCACTATCACATTTAAATCATCACGTAGCTTTTCTTCCATTTTAATTAAGCCTTGAAATACATCTACAGCTAAATCTGACCATTTTTGAAAACCATTAATTTTAGAATCAGCCATGACTCTATTTGTTAAGAAGTGTGTAAAATCTTCTATTACAATGGTTTTAAATTTGGTACCCTCGTTAGCTTTAGTAAGTATTACTTTAAGCTCTGGAAATGTAGCACAATTTACTACATTGCCTTTTTCTGTACTGTATTTCACAGCACCACCCCTAAAGGGTAACTCTTTTCGGTTGGGTTTAACTAATAGAGTTGTATTCTCATCTAAATTTAAAATTGCTCTTGACTTACCTGAACCAGGTGTACCAATAGCTAATATAATTCTTCCCATTTTATTTGTTTAAGTACATTGTGTAATCTTCAGATGTCATTTCTTTTGGTAACTCTTCAAAGTAACCAGCTTCTGGTTTAGTATACAGACCTATAGATATATTATCTTGACCTAAACGATTCTTAATTACCTTAAGAAGTCTGTATTTACCTTTTAAATTACCTGGAAATCCATCCACTTTAATATTATAAGTTAGACTAGTTTCTAGATCCATTTTATAAGCATTCATTAATCCTAATACTACATCTGCATCTTGGTAAGGATTAGTAGAATCTTTGAAATCAGTTTGCTGTGGACTAATGTCTGCACCTTTAAACTTCAATCTATCTACTGAACTCAAACCTTGATTAAATTGTTGAACTATAAAAAATGTCATATTAAACATATTTCTACAAGCAACAATGTATTCAGACATTTTATCAATATTCTGTTTAAGATTAAATCCTCTTTCTAAACGACCTAGAGCCATATGATCTAATACTACAATATTGTATTCTTCTTTGTTGCTAGCTTTCCAACTAACAATCTTTTCTTTAGCATTACCTTCCT